AGTGACAATTCAGTGCAAGGCACCACTGGCCGGCGATTTCGCAAAGGATTCAACACCACCAACAAATCTAAAATTTCAGCCTGCAACAAATTCAAAATCTTGGTCGAATCTGGTCGTATGAAATTGTACAGCAAAGCACTGATTTCTGAGCTGAAAACTTTTGTGGCGTCAGGAACCAGCTATGCAGCCAAACCTGGCGAAACTGACGATCTTGTGATGGGCAGCTTGTTAAGCACTAGAATGTTGATGATGTTACAAACGTACCACGCAGATTTGGATGCTAGACTAAAAGATCACTCGGACAATTTGGTAGAGCCATTTCCTTTCATTTCAATCATGCGCTAAATACAGCACTATGGCACAAGAAATCAAAATAGGCGACGATCTTTACGATCTGTTGACCACTCACAATTTTGACGTGGAGATAACCGACGAGCGCGGCCAAACAGCAGATCCTGCCAATGGTGTGGTATTCAAATTTGATTATCAATCTACCACTGGCAAAAATTACGGTACAGTGGTGCTGGTAGCTGGCGAAGACAACGAGTTGATGTTGTTCTATGGCGACAATCTTGGTCGTGGCATGGAGCCTGAAGACAAAGATGAGTGGTTCAAGTTTATGAAAGAACTCAAAGATTTCAGCACTCGTCACAACTTTCACACTTTCAGTCCAAAAAATATCAATGCATTGAAAAGAACCATGGCTGGTATGGCAGCAATCAAAGAAGGTTTGTTTGAGGGTTATTATGGCACACGCAGAGTCAGTTACATGGGCGAAGCCACTGAAGCCAGACTTGTGATACGTCACAATCGCATGATAGGCGAAGATGACAAACGATATCGTTATGTGGAGAGTCTTTTTATTGAAACTGCAGACGGCGAGCGTTTTAAACTGCCTTTTGTCAAATTGGCTGGAGGCCGTGCCATGCTGGAGCATGTGCGGCAAGGCGGTCGACCATATGATATCCGTGGACAGCATATCACTGAAACTGTCAATGAAATGGCTGTGCTGTCAAGATTTCGTCGAGCACAGCAAGGCAGAATGTTCGAAGGCAACACTCGTGAATTGGTGGAAAACGCCAATGCCTATTACGATGCCATGCAGTTGAATCTCAAACAGATGTCCAGTCCACGTGGTTATCAACATTATTTTGAATCTTGGTCACCAGCTGAAATAGGTCAACAAGAGTCTCTGGTAGAAGATTTACGCAACTGGTTTGTTGAACAAACACTGGATACCAGAATAGAACAGGCCTTGCCTACGCTGGCCAAAATACAATCGCAAGGAAATGCTATGAAAGAAGCACAAATTTTTGAAAACTGGGCAAATCAGATCATGGAAGGCACCTGGGCACTGCCAGACACGCCTGAAGCACAAGAAAAGCTCAATACACTCATGAGCAGTGAACTGATTGTGGGCCCAGATGCCGTGAATGCCACTGAACTGTTGTATGATGTGATAGGCGATGATGAACTGTTTGACATCCTGTCAGACTTGGCTCAGCGTGATCCCAGAGCCAACATCTGGGATGATTCTGATGTGCAAGCCCGCCTGGCTGAACTGGGCATTCAAACTCCTCAAAGCACTGAGGCAGAACCTGCGGACGTGGCACAAGACACCGCACCTGGCCAGCAAGGTGTAGCGGAGGCTGCAAAATGGCGCGATCCCAAATATCAAGGACAAACATTTGATTACGATGATTCGTATGAAGGTCCTGGAGACACTAGAGCTGGTAAAGTTTCGTTGGATCGTGCAGGTATGCGACAACTTCCCGGGCAAACCTTTGACCCATTGGGATATAAGGCACGCGAAAAACAAGCTACAGGCAAATTGACTCCACGAGATGTAAAATATGCAACAGCTAAAAACTTCGAAAAGGAAAAACAACAGCAAACTGACTATGACAGATCAAGAAAAGCAGGGCAAGGTGTGGCGGAAGGCAAAGAACTCACTGACATACTACGCTACGCAGGTGTGTCCGTGAAAGAAAGTGTGCTTACAGATTCAACCGGTGCCACACTAGATCACATTCTCAAACGTTTCAGTCGCGAAGTTTCTGACTTCAAACAAACTGGTGAATTGGATCGTGACCTGTTTGAAGCCTTGTATGACTACTACTTTGATGACATGCCCTATGGAATCAAAAAAGCTCGCACTGGTGATCCAGATGAATGGATCGGCGACCGCTTGGCAGCAGAATTGGGAATGAACGAAGCCGACAACATCAGCACATTTGAAGTCATGAGTGGTTTTGACGCACCAGTGGCCGAAGGTAGCTGCAACATGACCACAGAAGGTGAGTATTGCCCTGAACATGGTTTGTCTGAGTGTGCTATGGAAGAAGGCTGGAAAAGCGAGTTGGCTGGAGGCACTGCAGGTGGCGTAGCTGGTACACTGGCTGGCGCTGCCATAGGTGGTCCTGTAGGTGGGTTAGTTGGTGGTGCCCTAGGCGGCACTGGTGGCGCTATGATTGGTCGCGAAATGACCAAAGAAGATGGCAAAGATCCTATGGATCATCGTGGCGCAGTCACAGACAGCTTTTATGAGTCTCAGCAAGTGGATGAATTGGCCAGAATCAAATCTCTCCTGCATTACAAATAAAAGTTTGACGTGTCGGATAAAGACTGGTTCGAGTGGTCAATCAGGTCAAAGGTTGGCTCAGTGTACATGCTGGACGATCATCTTGGTGGATTTGATAATTCTTATAGAAATTCTGTGTTGGATCAGATTCCGCCAGGATCCACCTGTTACACTGAGTACGTTTTGCCAGCACAGGTTCGGCAGCAATACCCGCAATTGAACTTAAAATTTTCAGCCTGGTTGGCTCTCACTGGCAATCACGTCTACACTGTGGTTGACACGGTTAATAAAAATTTGAAATTGGGCAAACCCGAGTTCAAAAATTTTTTGTGCAGTTTTAATCGAGCAAATCAATTAGGTCGACATTGGCTGGTAGCAGCGCTGGATAATCTGGGATGGTTCAATCCACAATACAGCAGCAAACATTTCAAAGTCAACCCTGAATCTACAGAGTTGTGTGACTTTTTACCACAGCCAAAAAGTATCAAAAGAAAAAAGTTTTACGACTCTGTCTATAGTTTTGATTTTGAATCTTCCTGGGATCATTGCACAAACTTAAAAGTGCTGTCTCCATTGATACAGGATAACTTTTTGACCTTGGCGTCAGAAAGTTTCTCAGCTGAGACCACTGTGCCTTTTTGGACTGAAAAATTTTTGTACCCTGTGGCCAATCAACGACTGTGGTTGGCCTATGCCTCTCCAGGCTATCATCGATTTGTGCATCGATATCTTGGATTTCGTCCTTACAGTTGTTTTGACTATCGTTTTGACTACATCCAAGATCCTGTGGTTAGGTTACAAACTTTGCTTCAAACTTTAGAACCTTTTGCCAAGATGACCCCAGATCAATGGCAAAAAATTTATCAGGAACAATGGGAAATTATACAGTGGAACTATGAATGGTTGCGCAGTGGTCAGTGCATTGACTATCTTTTGTTGTTTGATGAATTTGATGAACCAATTCCTGATCAGGCAACTTGGCGTCAGTATTTCCTTCATCCTTTCAGTGATGACGATTTGTATCATCGGGCATACAATCAGTTTCATTCAGTGAAATTGGCTCAACAACAAATAAAAATGGATTTTGCCGCTCGGCCATAAATACATTTGACACTGCACAACAAACGCCGTATACTACATCAGTGTATGCACTATCTTGTTCAGTGTCACAGGCAACTCAATCTACATTGTTAGATAGGCAACACAACATAGGCAACTTTTAAAGGAGAAAATACTATGGCATCTTTGGCAGAAATTCGAGCACGTTTACAGGCAGCTGAAAACAAACAAGGTGGGCAATCCACCGGTGGAGACAACTCCATTTACCCACACTGGAACATGGAAGAAGGCCACAGCGCTTCGATTCGCTTCCTACCAGATGGTAACTCAAAGAACACATTTTTCTGGGTCGAACGTGCAATGATTCGCCTGCCCTTTGCTGGCATCAAAGGCGAAATGGAATCCAAACAGGTCATGGTGCAAGTGCCCTGCGTGGAGATGTGGGGCGATGCTTGCCCTATCTTGGCCGAAGTTCGTACCTGGTTCAAAGACAAAAGCCTGGAAGAAATGGGTCGCAAATACTGGAAGAAACGCAGCTATGTGTTTCAGGGCTTTGTGCGTGAAAACCCACTGAGCGAAGACAAGACCCCAGACAATCCCATCCGTAGGTTCATCATTGGTCCTCAGATCTTTACCACCATCAAGGGTGCACTGATGGATCCTGAGCTGGAAGAATTGCCAACCGACTACCTGCGTGGTCTGGACTTCCGCATCAGCAAAGGATCCAAAGGTGGCTTTGCTGACTACAATGGCTCTAAGTGGGCTAGAAAAGAGTCAGCTCTAACCGAAGCCGAACAGGCAGCCATTGAAAAACATGGCCTGTTTGATCTTTCAACATTCTTGCCCAAGAAGCCCACTGATGTGGAACTGAAAGTGATCAAAGAAATGTTTGAGGCTTCAGTGGATGGTCAGCCCTATGACACCGAGCGTTGGGGGCAGTATTTCCGTCCAGCTGGTGTGCAGGCGCCAGGCATAGGTGACAGTGAAGATGCTGCACCAGCACCTGTGGCCAAGGCAGCGCCTGTGACCCGTCCTGCTCCTGCTGCTCAGGACGATGATCCACCGTTTGACACTGACGAGACTCCTGCAGCCGCAGCACCAGTGCAGACACCAGCTGCCAAACCATCAGGCAGTGCAGCTGATATTTTGGCAATGATCAGAGCACGCCAAAAAAGCTAATGTGAACTGTTGGTAAATAGAGGTAGTTTTCACACTACCTCTATCTACTGCACTCAAGTAATGACCGACGTTGTAATTGCGGCTTTGCCTTTCATTGAAACCAAAGAACCAATGATGGCCCCTGGCCTGCTCAAAGGAGTGGTTCACAAAACAGGTCTAACATGTTACACATTTGATTTCAATGCTGAAGTCATGAGTTTGTTACAGACCCAGCACATAGAAACTCAAGACAAAGTGACCAGATGGTTTCTCTATGGAGAAAACGATCACTGTAAGTCAACTCAAAGTTATGTGGCTGTATTGGTAGACCATGTGGTCAAACAAATAGCATCAAAAAACCCAACATGGATATGTTTGAGTCTTTTTTGCCACACTGCAAAAAAGTTCAATATCATGTTGTGCAAACAGTTGCGCAAGTCAATGCCCAATGCCAAAATAGTGATTGGTGGCAATGCTGTGTTCACTGATGAAAACAGTTCACGGCCATACAGCAAAATTTTGTTGCGGCTAAGGTTAATTGATCATTACATTGTGGGCGACGGCGAGGAGCCTTTGTACAACTTGTTGACAGGCACCACTGACGGAGTTGATAAGGATCAATTTCAAGCACTAGATGATCTATCCAAACAGCCCTATTCAGATTACAATGATTACAATTGGAATCTATATCAAGTCAAACGTATCCCAATGTATGCCAGCCGTGGTTGTGTGAGAAGATGTACCTTTTGTGATGTTTACAAACTGTGGAAAAAATTCAAACTTAGACATGCTGAAGATGTGTTTGAAGAAATGCTGCATCAAATACAAAAAACTGGCATCCGAAACTTCTACTTTAGAGACAGTCTTATCAATGGCAGTATCTCAGAGTATCGCAAATTGATGAAGTTGTTGGCTGATTACAACGCAAAAAACACAGAACGCATCACGTGGAGTAGTTTTTTTATTTTTAGGCCTCAGGACCAAATGGATGAACAAGACTGGAAGTTGACAGCCGACAGTGGTGCAGTTGATTTGATCATCGGTGTAGAAAGTCTTGTAGATTCAATTCGTTATCACATGAGAAAGAAATTTACCAATCGTGACATTGATTTTGGGTTAGAAATGGCCAAAAAATACAATGTAGGCTTGTCTTTTCTTCTCATTGTTGGCTATGTAAATGAAACTGAAAAAGATTTTCAACAGGCCTTGCAGTGGTTACGGGATCATGCGCACTTCACTCCCAACCCCATACACTATGTGGGTGTGGGTGGCACACTGACTGTGACAGACTTAACTGACCTTTACCAGCAGGCCGAAAATTACAATATCACCATTGGCGATAAGATTCATCTTTGGGAAAACAAAAGCATTGGCCTTGACTATCAAACCAGAGAACAAAGAAAACAAATCTTTGTAGACACTGCCAAGCAGTTGGGCTATCCAATAAACAGCTTTGAAAAACCAGTGTCATAATCTCTGGTTTGCCAAAAAACAAAACAACACAAAGAAAAAACATTATAATACTGTTATCAGTGTCACCAATTATTCAAAGGAAGCAAACATGGGAAAACCATTTGACGTAAGCAAATTTCGCAAAGAAATTACCAAAAGCATTGACGGCCTTAGCATAGGCTTCAACGATCCCACTGACTGGGTCTCCACAGGCAACTATGCCTTAAACTATCTAATCTCGGGCGACTTTAATCGCGGAATTCCCCTGGGCAAAGTCACTGTGTTTGCCGGCGAATCTGGTGCTGGCAAAAGCTACATCTGCTCAGGCAACATCATCAAGAACGCACAAGAGCAAGGCATCTTTGTGGTGCTGATTGATTCAGAAAACGCCTTGGATGAAGACTGGCTCAAGGCTTTGGGTGTGGACACCAGCGAAAGCAAGTTGCTGAAGTTGAGCATGGCCATGATTGATGATGTTGCCAAGACCATATCGACATTCATGAGTGACTACAAGGCCCTGGCCGAAGGCGAGCGTCCCAAGGTCATGTTTGTGATTGACTCACTGGGCATGTTGTTGACGCCCACTGATGTGAACCAGTTTGATGCAGGCGAAATGAAGGGTGATCTAGGACGTAAACCCAAAGCTCTCACCGCTTTGGTGCGTAACTGTGTGAACATGTTTGGTTCATACAATGTGGGTTTGGTTTGTACTAACCATACATACGCATCACAGGATATGTTTGACCCAGACGATAAAATCAGCGGCGGTCAAGGTTTCATTTACGCCAGCTCAATTGTTGTGGCCATGAAGAAACTCAAACTCAAAGAAGACGAAGACGGCAACAAAGTCACTGATGTCATGGGTATCCGTAGTGCCTGTAAAGTTATGAAAACTCGTTATGCCAAACCTTTTGAAGGCGTGCAGGTTAAGATTCCTTATGAAACTGGTATGAATCCTTATTCAGGTCTAACAGACTTGGCTGAGAAAAAAGGCTTTCTCAAGAAGGACGGCAATCGTCTTGCTTATACTACATTGGATGGAGAAATTATCAAATTCTTCCGCAAAGGCTGGGAGTCAAACGAAAATGGTTGCCTAGATATTGTGATGGCAGAATTTGGAAAACGCAAAGAAGAGGTAACTATAGTTGAGGAGGACGCAGAATAATGGAACAAGTAGTAAGTGACATCTGGGGCGAATTAAAACGTTACATCAACACTGTTGATCGTACTGAGGCAGCTGAAACAGTGGTACAGATACTGATGGACAATGACTGTGACGCCGAACAGATCAAAGAAGCTTTCAAAGGTGATCGAGATATCAAAACTGCCTTGACAACCTATTTAGACAATGACAAGGACTATGCCGAGGACGAAGATCACGAAGAAGAAGATTACAACGAAGACGAGTGGGATGAGTAATGTGGTATAGTCGCGTAGTTGCTGGGCTAGATGCTATTCCAGAATTTATAGCTCACTATGATCGCGAACTTGAAGAAGCCAAACGCGAATGTAAAATTGGTGGGTTGGTTGAACGCAACATCAAAGAACTGCCAGGTCACACCGAACACAGGTTCAATCAACTGCAAGAGATAGAAGCTGTGTTACAATACCTCAATATTCAATTGCGAAAAATTCGTAGAAAACATTTTCAGAAGTATCTTGAAGCATATGCTCGCGCACTTACCAGTAGGGATGCTGAAAAATATGTGGATGGCGAAGACGAAGTCATAGATTTTGAAACCATTATCAATGAAGTGGCTTTGCTGCGCAATCGTTGGCTAGGAGTAATGAAAGGTCTTGAAACCAAACAGTGGCAAATGGGTCACATTGTGCGACTGCGCACAGCCGGCATGGAAGACATTCAGTTGTGATGTTCAAAGAACTTTTGCCCAAATATGATTTGGTCTACAATT